AGCGGCTAGTTTAGCAGAACAACCATCAGCAATGGCACTAACTGATTTAGGTTCCCAATTTCCTGTTCCTGTTTGATATGCTAAAACATCATTAGACGCAGGAGTTGTAGTAATACTAACATCTACTACATCTTCAATGTTTAATAAGTTATCAACCGAACGTTCTCCAAAGTTTTCAGAAGGAGAGTTTTTATAGATAACAACTCTAGCCGCCCCAGTCGTATTATCGACATCGTTAAGCTCATGAATAGATAAGTTAATCTGGTCAACAGGAATGTTGCCATCAGAACCCGTAGTTACAATACTGCCTTTACCAGAAAGATCAGTAAAAGTAACCATATCCATTTCAATAGTCCACAGAAGCTCTTGAATTAAAAACATTTCCTGACCCTTTTGAAAGTTAAGGAGATTAGACGTTAACTGTCCACCGGGCTGGTAAGTGACAAAATCTGTGACTGAATGAGTAAGACGTTTAATAGTATACTCTGAACTTGTAGTGGGGGCTGGGAAAATCAATGTAGTAGCAGTACCACTATAGTTATCTAAAGTACTACCGTCTGGTTTAGTTGTTTTCTGAAGACCAGTAACTTTAGCAATTGAAATGTAAGCATAATAAATAGAGTCATCACCTGACTGCTCTGCAATATATACAATACTATCATCTGCGGTAACCTGAGGTAACCTAAATAAACCTTGACGTTGGTCTACAGGATACGTACCAAGAATATCAGTTGTACCGTCATTCATTGTAACTGGCTGAAAGAAAACCTCAATCTGTTGAGTTATACTTACGTTTTCTTTAAAAACAGTATGAACTTTAGTAAGATCAATTTTAATACAATCTTCACTTCCGTTGCCGATATCTTTAGTAACTTTAGTAATTGCTACTTCAGAATCGTCTGTATTACCATTATTGTAGTTAAAAGAACACTGCCTAAAATTAGTGTTATCAAATGCCATTTCTAATCTCCTTAATAAGACCGATGTGGCCCGAAAGCCACACCGACCCGGAGAACAGTTAGCGTACCCAAGAGCTATAGGTAGCGTTAAACCGTCCCTTAATTTCAATATTTGTGATATTCATCGGAGATATATAATCCGACAGAATGCTTATACGTACCTCGTCTCCAAACCCAAAGATCTTAGAGACCGTTTCTCCATCAACAACGTTATTCTCTAAGGGCATTAGATCATTACGAGTTGATATTTCTTTAGAAGAGAACTTAATTGGTGTAGTAATCCTACCCCGGTTATTGACTTCTACATTATAGTTACCTGTATTGTGGTGCCTTAAGTGCATAGTTCTTAGTGATAAGATACCATCAATAACGTTTTGACCCTGATCTCTATAGAAAATAGGAGACAGTTCTACTTTAGTTAAATAAGTAGTACCGAAGTGTACTTCGTTTGCTGTATCGTGTTTCCCTTGAATGGTAACCGTACTATTTGTTTTATCTGTAGTAAATGACTCAATCGTAATATTCTCTCCGTCCACTACAATAGTATTTAACGTTGGATTATAGTAACCATTAATTGTAAACGTAGTACTATCGTTTGCTGAAGAATACGCTACAGAAGTAAACCCAGTAAAACTATTATCTAACAAGGGAACGGAATAGTCTTTTTCTTGAAACTTTTGTTTCTGAATATGAAAAACATTAGTAGCATTATCCGTAGTTTTAGTTACATAGTAAACATTAGAATCATAACTCTTTAAACTTTCTACATCTCTATCAAAAATATATTTATAGAAAGCGTTTTGAATTACTTGTTCTCCTGAATACCTGTTAGTATAACAAAATACATTCTTAGGATTTGTTTTATCACCAAATAAAAGAGTGTCAAATGAGGGTACTACCCCTGTAGTTTTATAATCTTCGGGTAAATAATCTGGACAATGATACGATACTTCTACAGCGTTATTAATAGAAACTGTCTTATCATTAAAATAGATGTACAACCTTTTCTTATCAAAGAAATAAATCTGTGATCCTAATAGAATGGGTTTTACAAGAGGTGCCGTTGAGTAGAATGACGTAGGGGATACTTCTGCTGTAAAAGGAGAAATAAGATTATCAGATCCAGAGATTGTAAACTGTACGTCAGATCCTGTATTAACAAACAAGTTATTTTCAAATGGAGTTAAGTTAGTTACTTCTGTGTATTTATTGTACGAACAAGTAACATCAATTGGATCTTCATCAGTAATAGACGAGGCATCTTCTAAGAAGAAATTAGTAATGTTATTTAACGAAGAACTAAATACCTTATCTTCTCCTGCCATCCACATTCTATTTCTAAAGTAACCCAGTGCTTTAATTTCTGATTGTTTGCCCTCTTCAAATAACTTAGGTCCGGGGTTAGTTTCATCTGTACCTGTAGTTCTTAAATTCCAATCAACAGTAGAAAAAGCCCAACCACCTACTGAACTCTCGTCAGCCGTAGGAGCAGTAAAACTAAGTCTATGGGGCATACGATTAGGATCGAACATACTAAAGGGATGTGGGGTTCTAACACGCTGCAAGAAAGGTTTAACAGTATCTGACTGCACCCGATAGTATCCCGGCAAAGCATCAGCATATGCGTTTTCTACATAAATAACTTTACCTAACCCATCTGTATGAGCAGTTAAAGCAGGGCTACCTGAGTTATTAATAATATCGTTATAGTAAAGAAGAGTCTTACCTTCATAAAGAAGACCCATAGCAATAGCTGCTTCACCTACAAGGTTAGTAGGGTAGTTAGGAATACCATCAGGGATTGAACCTAACACTGCTAAATCGATAATATCAGTAGGATCCGTAGGGTGCGGGGGTAACTTAACATTAGAAAAGTCACTGTAAGCCTGACCTAAGTATTGTTTAGTCCTATCAACATAACGGTTGTCTTCTACAGGAATTTGTTTTACTTCACGCACAAACTGCCAAAGAGAAATGTACTCGTCTGTTTCGGCTGCTGTCCCTTTATTTTTAACTTTACGAGAATGGTTAGCGTCGTATACAATATCACCTTCAGTTACAGTAATACCACTAGAGTTTTCAACTGATGGTAGCCACTTTCTTTCTGCTGTAGTGGGGGCAGCGGCATCAGGGTCCACTAATACAGAAGGAGTCATTCCTTCGGCCCAAGCAGTGGCTGCATATAAATCATTACCAGTATGATTTGTTATAAATGTATTAACCCTAATTCTGCCTTTACCATCTTCAGCAAAAGGAAGATTTGGAGGAGTTGTAGGAGTGCTGGGATTAATTGGACCCACCACCGGAGTGAACGGATACCAAACATTATAAATAGCGTTTAATGCGTCCGTCCCAAATTGAGATGTAGCATAGTTAGGTGGACCGGGGTCTGCTGCAATAACAGTTTCCCCATCATCGTCTTCTGCAAACTGAGCAGTACTTTCTGACCTAATATCAGTAAGTGCTTTCCAAACGCCGTACTGGTTGTAGACCTCTGTACCACCTACGTAAGCTTTGTTAGGGACATACAATAATGCGGTGCCATCGGGGTCAACAACAGAAGAAGTATGGTAAATAATTTCTTGACCTTTGTAGTCTCGTTGTTCACTAAGAGACCCGTCTAAATTAAATTTATACCCTTCTTTGTTAGAACTAAAACCAGCCTTAACAAACTTGTTCACAAAGAAAATGTTAGTTCCAATAGTAACCGCTTCTAATGCTTCGTCTGCATCGTAAGTATCATTACCGTAGGTAATATAATCGTATATGTCTTGCGTAGTATTATTAATTTCTGGGGTCTGATCTTTAACCGTATTATTAACTGTATCAACTAAATAGATATAAAAAAGATTTTCAGCAATACCTGCTGCTGAGTAATCAATAACAACAAGATATCGTAAATCATCACTTACAGAAAACCAATAAAAGAAAAACTTTTTACCTGAATCAGTACCGCTTTTAAATTGACTAACTGTAAATAATGTATTATCGTTTGTAGTAATTAAAGTTCCATTACCACCCGGCGTAGTCATCTGTAACTCAATTTCATTTAAAGTTGAATCATACGTAGCTGCAATTTCAATTTCATTGTTTGTAATTACTTGAGCTAATCCTTCAGAAATTAACGCAGAGGTAGTAAGATCTTCTGTACCAACAGTAGAGTCTTTACTTTCTTTTTTTAACAAAAGAGAAGAGAAGTTAAAAGTTCTTTGGACTCCTGCAACATCTGTTAAAGTAATATTTTTGGTGTCAAAGATTTGATTAAGGTTTTTACCGCCTGAAAAATTAGAAATAAAATCTTTATCAATACTATTAACAAAAGCATCATTAGCTGTTACGACAGTATTTCCGGCAGATCCAGTAGTTACTTGCGTAATAGTCAAAGTACCAGTAGCATTAACAGGAGTAAGTTTTGCTGAGGTATGTCCGTTTTCTCCAAGAATAGCTAATCTTAATGCTTCTGCATTTAAGGTTGACGTTTCACCGGGTTTAACGTATACACCTTCTTGTGTTCTAGTAAAATTATTAATAGTTTCTGTAAAAGTAGCTGTTCCTTTTGCTATACTAACAACAGTTTCTCCTGCTGCACCACCTTCACACTGTTCAAAAAGTATAGTGCTACCCTGTAAAGTTGCATGAATTTTACCAAATCTATCTTTAGGTAATTCAGATACTGCGGCTACAAATCCATTATCCATAATTAAACGACTAGTTGACCCTACTCCGTTTACAGCTTGGACAAAATTAATACCCCCACCGCCTGCATCACTAGCAGTAATTTTACCGTTATGACCCGAAGCTCCGTTAATAGCATTAGCTAAGTTTACTGCTTGCGTTCTTGTATTAGTACTAGAGTTAAAAATTACTTTTGATCCACTAAGACCGCTACCAAACTGTTGAGCAATATACGTTATTGTAGTACCGTCTGTAGAAGTTAAAGTAATTTCAGAGTTATCAGCTAATTGAGCAGAAAATTTCATACTGTTTGCAGCACTAGCGTTATGTCCGTTAGCACTATAAATAGCTTCTTGTAAATTAGCTACTGTATAAACAGTACTTAAAATATCTCCTATTTGGCCGTAATCAAATAAAACATTACTTCCGCTTAAATCCCCAGTATTTCCTGTAGTTGTTGATAAGTAAGTTTTAGAAGTACCCCCAGTATCAATTAAAGTAATAAAAGAAGGGTTTACAGGCACTGATGTCCATGTAATAGAAGTGGAAGCTTCTGTTTCTAATCCAGTAGTTTTAAATCTATTAGCAATATAAGTTTTAGAAGTAGCATCAGCACTTTTTAAATTAATGGTAGATCCGTTTATGTATTTAGAATTAAATAGAAAAGAAATAGAAGCTGCTGTTAAAGCTGGTGTACCTATTGTAATTCTAGCTAATGCTCCAGCTTCTGTAGGTAAACCCAATGAACCATAATCTTTAAGCACACCGTTCTTGCTACAAAGAAGTTGTTTAGTACCGGCTCGTTTTTCAATAGACTTCTCTAACGTTGGCAAAGCGTTTTCAACAACTTGAGATTCTGAAATTAACCTTTTTGAGGGAGCTTGCCTACCTACTCCACCACTTAATGTAGGAATAGCAATTCTAGTATTAAATCCGTTTCTATTTCTTGTTCGACGGTCATATGGCGGCATGGGCTATCTCCTTAAACATTAGGGAATCTAATGCTTCTAGTATTAATCTGTCGGTTAACAGCATTTACGATAGATCCCTCTGGGCCATTAAAAATATTATATCTTTTCTGTGAATTATCTGAACCCTTAGCTTGTGACTCATAATAAAGAGACAACTGAGCTAAGTAATTATCAACGTTACCATCACCCTGCGACATCATTTGATACTCTCTAGCTGCTTGCATAACAATAGCTTTTTGTACCGATGTATCCATATCTACCCAATCTAATTTTAAGACAAGATAAACATGGTATTCTTCGTCAGTATTCCAAACAGACGTATTATCAGTAAAGTTAAAAAGGTAAGGAGGATTACCATTAATAACTCCTCTAATCTGGTCGTTATCGCTGTTTGTATGTTGAGATGTTAACCAACCACTTAATGTGTTACTTGGTAACTCAATCTCACCATTCGATGTGGGTTTATATTTTCTGTTAACTTGGTTGTTAGCCAAACCACGCATTTGATAATCAATAATTTTTTGATCTAACATAAATTCAGCAATGCTTGTATCGACACCACTTTGGTTTTCAAGATCACTTACAATGTTTTCTCCTGATGAAATTAACATTTGGTTAACAGCATCTAATCTAGTCATATAACCCATAGTTTTTCCTCCTTAGAAAAAAACACCGCAGCCCCCCTTCGGGGGCCACGGCGATAAATTTTTGCAGGTAACGGCAACTCCTGCTGCCGAGATAGGATCACCTCTTTCAATAAAAGAGTTTGTAAGACATAAAAATATCCTCCAAAAGATCCTATTTTAATTACGACGTAACAACGTACTCCGCAGTTCCACCAAGAGCAGACATAAGCTGCGCCTTAGTAGCCGCAGTAGCACCTGAGGCTCTATCGCCTGCGTAGATGAGCGAAGCACATTCGGGACGAAGAACGCCCGTACCCGCCATCATCGAAGCAACAGTAAAGTTGGTGTTACGACGGATATCTTCCACCGAATCAACCTTCATGCCCTGAAGTGCCAGCGAAGCCACGGACTTAGACTGCCAGATCATACCCTTAACACCCTTCTGGGTGCGAGTAGCGGTAGTCAGAGTCAAGTTACCGTCAGCTTCTAACAAGAAGTCAAGGTTGTAACGAGCTTCACCGATGACCTGCTTGTTGTAAGCAGATCCGGTTGCCCGAGCATCCCACTGAGGGATGTGGTTGCTCTTCATAATACGGCAACTCATGTATTCCAGACTATCCGAAATACCGAACATACCGTCACGAAGACCACTACCAAGACCACCAGCTTCAGCCACACCACCGAAGAACGGACGGCCAGCACCACCAGCTAAGTCGCTGGTAGCATCCCGAGCAACACCAAGCGCACGAATATCGTGGAAGGTCTGCGGGGTCACAGCACAGAAGACGTTACTAGTGTCAGCGTTGATCTCCTGCAAGTGAATCATAAAGTCTTCAATTGCAGCAAGAACAGCTAAAGCACCATCAGCGCGTTCAGTATCAGTAGCATCACTGGAATCAAGATATTCTAACTTCTGGCTAAAAGCACTACCAAAGCTAGGGGAATCTTTCATCGTGTTCTGCCAATCGTCAGCACCCGTGTTTAGACGGGGATCAGTTGCAAGAACTGATTCAGACGAAGCACGAACGAGGTAAGATGCAATCTGAAGGTCACGGGCGTTGGCAAGCGTCTGACCAGCCTG